CGACGAGTATCAGAGCATCAGGATCAAGACGCTACCGAATACGCAGATCACGGCGGCGTGGTACAACCCGACCTTTGCTGGCGGGCTCGGGCAGCTCTCGCTCTGGCCCGTTCCTGACAACACGGTGAATTCGATTCGGCTCTATCGGCAGGCACAGTTGCCGCTCTTTGTGTCGCTGACGGCTTCCTACGATCTGCCGCTCGGCTATGACGAGATGTTCGTCTACAACCTCGCGACGCGCCTCGCGGGCATCAGCGGGCGCACGATGCTGCCGGAAGATAAGTCAATCGCCGTCGCCTCACTGCGTCGCGTCAAGGCCGCGAACGTGAAAATGAAACATCTGTATCCCGATCCGCTCGTGTGGCAGTCCGTGCGGAACACCTGGTACAACCTGCTGACTGGGCAGTAGAGGAAATCTCGATGCCGATTTCACCGCGACAAGTCCTCTTGCTGGGGACGTTCAACGCTGACGGGACCGTGACCGGCGTCACCGCCACGCAGTCAAGTCAAGCGATTCAGGCCGACGGCCGCGGGTTAATCGTGGTCTATTTCCGCAGTGTGGGCACGACGAGCGGTGGCACGGTGTTGATTGAAGAAGCGGATTGGGGGCCAGGCGAGCCGATCTATTCCGGCACGTGGAGCACGGTGCTCTCACAGGCGGCCAGCGGATTTAGTGGCACAGCGCAGCTTGCGGTGCATGCGTCGATCGCCGCGTTTGCATGGTATCGCGTCAGGATTTCCTCCACGATCACGGGCGGCGGCACAATTCTCGCGACGAGCCGCGACATGAGCGTCGCCTCATGACGTTGGCAGAACGATTGGCGGACGCGCAGCAACGAAGCGTGGCGCTGTATCTCGAGCGGCAGCAGGTCGAAGCCACGCGGCAACAGTGCATCATGCGCGGGCAACAGATTGATCTGGCGCTGATTCAACTCGACGGGGAAATCGGACTATTGCAGACGCTGAAGGCGGCTGAGACGACCTAATGGCGAATTCGATATTTCTTGGGGCATTTGGATTTTCGGCCAGCGGGAGCACATTTCAATGGCCCGCCGGAACAACACTGGCTGAAGTGAGTCAGTCGATTCTGACGCTCGGTCCTGGCGGATCAGGGTTGCCGCTGCTGCAATTCGGCGGGACGACCTCATCATTTCCTGCGTTACGTCGCGGCAGCAATACCGTTGAAGTCGTTCTTGCCGACCAATCAGCGTTTGCCTCGATCTCCGTGAACACACTGCAGATGCAGGCGGCTGGGAACGCCTTCTGGCTCAATCGCACGATCCTGTCATCGCCCGCTGATGCACAGATGAACGTCACGAATTTCGCCTCATCGGCTGGGTTTGGCGTCGATGTGTCTACAGATGCCACGGTCAAGATTCGGACGCGGGCACAGACGGGCTATGCCACGGTTGACGCGCTCGGCTACAAAGTCAGTGGCGTTGCTGGCGTCGCGAGTTTCGGACCATCGGCCGTTGCGTCTATTACTGTGGTGAACGGCCTGATCACCGCGATTTCCTAGATGCCTCCGTTCACGGGATTCATAGGCCCGGCGTATCGTTCGCGCTCTCAGACGATGAGCGCCGACATGGCGATCAACATCTATCCGGAGAGCCTGCCCGGAGAAGTCAAGTCGTACGCCTACTACGCGACGCCAGGCCTGAAGTCCTATGGCAGTTCCGTGAACCTCGGCACGCGCGGCTGCTGGAGCATGGACCGGCGCACGTTTCGCGTGAGTGGCTTCGTGCTCGAAGAGATCAATACCTTCGTCAGTCCGCCGACAGTGACCGCGCGAGGCGTCATTCCAAACGACGGATTTCCGGTCACGCTCGTCGGTAACGGACAGGGCGGCAATCAGTTGATGATTGTCGGCGGCACGACAGTACACATTTTTAACCTCGCGACGAATACCTTCATTGGCCCGATCGCGCTGCCGCTGACGAATGCGCCCGTGCAAGGGGCCTTCATCGACGGCTATTTTCTCCTCACCGAGCTCTTAAGCATTCGCGTCTGGTTTTCCGCACTCGAGGACGGCACGAGCTGGAATGCGCTGGATTTCTTCGCACGGTCGCATGTCAGCGATGAAGTCGTCGGCCTCGCGGTGCTCCGCGATCGGATCTGGGTCTTCGGTTCGCAGACGACGGAGATTTTCTACGACAGCGGCGATCTGAACACGCCCTTTCTGCCGTATCCCGGCTCCGTGATTCAGGAAGGCGCGAGCACACCGTGGGGCATCGTCGTCGCCGATGAGGAAGTGTACTGGCTCGCGGAGGACAATCTCGGGCGCGGGCGCATCAACAGCGGGAGCAACTACAGCCCAACCGAAATCTCAAATCCCGCGATTGACTTCGCGATCGCACCGAACGGCCAAAACCTCGCGCTGACCGAAGCCTATTCCTACAGCCAGGAAGGGCACACGTTCATCTGGTGGACGTTCGCGGACGGGAATACATGGTGCTACGATCCACGCGAACATGCGTGGCATCAACGGCAAGCGTGGGATCAGGCGACCGACACCTTTCCGCGCTGGCGGGCGCGAGGCGCCTGCTCGACATCAGCCGGTGTGCTCGTGGGCGACTATGCGACGGGCAGCTTCTATCTGCTCGACTTGGACACGTTCACCGACATGGATCAGCCGCGTAAGTGGCTGCGTCGAGCGCCCTATATCTCGTCGAGTAATCAATTTCTCTTCCTTGACCAGATCGAACTGAACGCGCAAGTCGCCGTCGGACTGCAGACGAGCACGCAAGGCGCATTGGCGCAGGTCATGTTGCGGATCAGCCGCGATGCCGCGCAGACGTGGACGGAGCATCTCTTCGCCAGCGTCGGACAAGTGGGGGATTTTCTCGCGCGCTGCATCTGGCGCCACTGCGGGAAAGCCCGCGCCGATCGCCTCGTGATTGAAATCTCGCAGACTGACCCGGTACGGCTCGCATGGGGGCCCGGCCTATTTTTGCGGATCACGCAGGGTAGCGGAGCGCTCTGATGGCGAATACGTTCACGCTCTCGCCAGAACCGTGGCTTCAGTTCACTGATTCCTTCGGGGCGCTCGCGAGCAATGGCGTGATGAACTGGTTTGCCGCGGGGAGCACGACGCCGATCAATGTCTATCGAGACAACGCGGGCACGCCTTGGGGGCCCGGCACTGGAGTGGTACCACTCGACGCGCTGGGACGTGCGACGGTGTACCTTCAGGTCGGGCTCACCTACAAAGTCGCGGTCTACGATCAGAGCGGTTTACTGGTGCGGGCGCCGCAGGACAACATCCTCGCGGTCCCTGACATCGCCGGCAGCTCCACGCCAACGACGACGGATCTGGACTTCATCCAGATCGAATGTTTCGTGACATAACCACATGGCCAACGCCACATCGCTGATTCCGTTCACAGGAAGTACTCAAGGAAAACCTATCAAGATAGCTGCCACAAGTACGCCTGGCACGACGGTGCATACGACGGGCATTAGTGCCACGGTGATCGACAGAATCTATCTCTTCGCCTTCAACTCGGATACGGTCGATCGCTTGCTAACCGTGGAATTTGGCGGCGTCACGGCGCCCGATCAGAACATCTCCGTCAATATCCCATTCAAGCAGGGACTTGTTCTCGTGATCGATGGGCTTCCGCTGCTCGGGAATGGCGCGGCAGGGCTGACGGTGAACGCGTTTGCCGCAGCTACCAATGTGGTAACGGTGTCGGGTTGGGTCTTTAGGATCGTACCGTAGGGATGGCTGGAGGCATTCGCCGCACACGACTGACCGGCAATCTGACCGATAGCCGTGTCTCGCATTGGTTGAAGCCCACGGGCGTGAAGTCTGTCCAGAAGTTCACGATCGATACGAGCGTTATTCTCACAGCCACGCTCACCACAGCCGTGGACACTGGCAATAGCTATGTGGTGTTTCTCGGTTCGGTGAGTTCCCAGAACACGGCGGTGAATCGAGATCTTGGGCGTCTGGTGCTCACGAATAGCACGACCGTCACGGCCACGATCAGTTCTGCACAATCGGTCATCAGCGGGATGGTGATTGAGTGCTGGCCTGGACTGATCAAGTCGTTGCAGGTGAGCACGATCACGATTAGCACGGCGGTCACGACTGGCACGGCGACGATTAACGCGGTGACCGTCGCCAAAACGTTGCTGCTCTGGATGGGCACGAGCGGGAACATTGGCGATGCGACGACGCACGATCAAGCGACGTCAGATATGTCGCTCACGAATGCAACAACCGTCACGATGACACTTGGCGCTGGGGCAGGAGGAGGCGGCGGCTTGACGATGGTCGGCGGCTTCACCGTGGTGGAGTTTTACTGATGCTCCGCCAACCGCCTCCTCCAAACACGCACGAAGTGACCCAGCCGAATCGGAAGATCACGAAACAGTGGGATGATTACTTCGTGGCGTTCCAAGGCAATGCCGCGTCAAGCGCTGGGCCATATATCGTCACGTCGGCTGATGCCACGCTCACGAACGCCTTCGATCTCGGCGGGATTGCCTCGGGCTATGTGAAGAGCACCGTCGTTGCGGGTCAATCGACGCCATCGACGGTCAGCTTCATTCCGCAGAGCGATCTCCGCTGGACGCCGATCACCAAAGCCTTTGTCGATAGCGGCTTTGTCGCGAGCGCTGGCCAGATGGTGCTCACGAACGCCACAGGCGGCGTCACGGTGATCAAGTTGCCCGCGGCACCAGCGGACGGGCAGAGTGTCATCGTCAAGAAAATCGACGCGAGCGGAAACGCCGTGACGGTGGACGGCAACGGCGTGAACGTAGACGGAGCCGCGACGCACGCGCTCGCATTGCAGTGGAATAGCGCGATCTGCGTGTTCTCCTCAACTGGCGCGGCTTGGTTCATTGCGGGGCAAGTCTGATGCTGACGGAACGTCTGTTGCCGCCATCAGAGTGGTCGAGACTCGCTGGAACCTTGCTCGATCCGGCATGGCGCACGTTCAGTCATTCGGATAAAGTCATCGTCGTCGAAGAGGATGGGCAGATCGTCGCCTGCACCTCGTTGATTCAGATTTACCACATGGAAGGCACTTGGATTCATCCGGCCTATCGCCAGCGCGTGTCCGTGGGGCGTCGGCTCGTGCGGTCGATCCGCGCATTGTTCAAGGCGCTGCATGTCGGCGAAGTTGTGATGATGGCGACGAACGAGAAGAATGCCGCGATGTGTCAGAAGATGGGCCGATCGATGCCCTTGCCGACACAGTTCGCGGTGATTGTTGAAGAGGAAGGACGGCCGGTGATATGGCAGGCGCAATAATCGGCGGGGCGATCGGCGGGCTCGGCTCGTTTGCGAGCGGCAAAGCGCAAGCCGACGCGATGACGCATGCCGCCGATCTGCAAGCCACAGCCAACACGAACGCGCTGAACTTCGCCAAACAGCGATATGGGCAATTGCAGCAGAACGAAGCGCCCTACATGGCGGGAGGAACGGCCGCGGCAGGAGGCATCGGCGACGTGCTGAAACGCGCGGCCGTGCGGAGTGGTTACAGCTACGCTCCGCCTCCGCAGATGGTCACACTAAAGGCGCCTGACGGAAGTACAAAACAAGTGCCACAGGATCAGGCGCAGCACTACATCCAGCTCGGCGCGGCGCAGGTGTCTTGATGAACGATTACTACCAGCAAGACGAACCGCAGCCGCAGATGAGTGGCGGCAGTTGGTGGGACTCCCAGCCACAGCCGCAGGTTGCGCCAATGCCTGACGTGCCGTCTGGCAATCAGCCGCAGAACCTCGCGCCGGGCCAAGTCGGCGGCTACGGACAGGCCCCGGGCGCCTACGTCCCTCCGGATGCGCAACTACCGACGTACCAAGCGCCGAGCGTGCCGACCTTCGATAAGTTCGTCGCGCCGACGGCGGAAGAAGCCGCGAACGCACCTGGCACACAGTTCGGGCTGCAGCAAGCGCAACTCGGGTCTGAGCGGAGCGCGGCGGCGAAGGGCTCAGTCCTCAGCGGTGGATTTCAGAAGGAACTCGGGAGCTACTTGCAGAACGTGGCACAGGGCTACTACGGCAATACGTTCAATCAGAAACTCCAAGGGACCGGCTTCAACAACAACGCGGCGCAAACGGGCTTTCAGGACGCGAGCCAGAACGCGCAGAACGTCTATGGCGCTGGCGTCCAGAACTACAATCTCGCCAATCAGCAAGCGCAGAACACGTACGGGACGAACTACCAGACGAGCCATACGGCGGCCAATGACTACTATCAGGCGCTCTTAGATCAGCAGAAGCTCGGGCAGCAAGCGGCCACGCAATCGGTGACTTCGTGAGCATCGGATCCGAGATCACGTCGCTCCTGTTGAATCAGGGGAACATCGCCGCGCAACGGGCGCAGCAGCAAGGGCAGATTACCGCGCAGACGATCGGCGGGATCACGCAAGCGGCGCAAGGCGCCGTCCAGACACTGACCGATCCGAAGCGGCTTGAGTATGAGCGCTCAGTGAAAGGGCGTCAGGCGCTCGCGGCAGCGCTGAAAACCACGCCGCCGAAGGCCGATGGCACACCAGATTATGAAGGCATCGCGGCGTCGGTCGGGAAGAATGGCTTTCCTGATGTTGGTGAATCGTTCCTCTCAACGGCCTCGAAGAATCAAGAGAACCTTTCGAATCTCGATAAATTCAAGCGGGAAGCAGTGGAGGCCCAGCGCAAACTGCAAGAGCATACGATGCAGACGATCGGCGATGCCGCCTATCACGCGCAGAATCCGGTGGACTTTCAATCGGCCGTGGGCGTCCTGCATGCACACGGGCAAGTCGATGACAAGATGGCCGTAGGGCTGCTACAAGCGGCCGATCAAGGCGGCCCCGATGGCTGGAAATCAGTCAGAGACAAGTACCTGCAGTTCTCGCCGTCATGGCAGAAGGAACAGGACGAACGCAATAAGCCTGTCATCCTCCCGCGCGCCGGATCATCGGTCGTCGTGCCTGGCACTGGAGAAACGCTCGCGTCATCGCCACTCGCGCCTGAAAAGCCGATCAATGTCGCCCCTGGCGGCACGCTGATCGATCCGAAGACGAATCAGCCGATCTATACATCGCCGGCCGCGCCCGCCTCGGTACAGACCGAGAATGTGCTGCTCGATGGGAAGCCCGCGAAGATCATGGTCGATCCGAAGACGAAAGTCGTCACGGATCTCTCAGGCAAGGTGATTGATAATCCGGCCACGCGCGTGCGTCCGATTCCGACGGAAGGCCAAATCAATCGCGATCTTGCCGGCCAAGACGTGAAGCTGAGCGACGGGCAAAAGCGCATTGCCTCAGATTTGGCGACTGGCGTGATGTCACTGCAGCAGTTCAATCGCATGATGGGCACGCGCGGCTCGAGTCCTGCGATCAAGCAAGCGATGTATCTCGAAGCACGGGACATCAACCCGGACTTCAATCCGGTTGCCTTCGAAGCGGGGCAGCGGATGTTTTCGAATCCGCAGATTCGCCAGCGCATGACGGCGATCGATCAGTTGACGCCTGTCATTAACCGGATCACGGAACTCGCGAACAAAGCGAGCAACACTGATATTCCCGCGCTGAATCGTCTGATTCAATCTGGCAAGTATCACATCGGCGATACGACCGTGACCGACTTGCGGCAGATGCAGACGCTGCT